GAGGTGCAAGAATTGGCAGTATAGGTGTTGCAACTGAACAAATTATAAGGGATAATATAGTAAGAATTTCCAGCAAAAATGCGCCGAATAAAGTGCCTGACATTAATACAAGTGCTGGGCGTGAAATTATACAGGCTGAGTTGGATTCCATAGAATCATTATTTTTGGAATATATTGCTAATGGACGAAACACCACCATTGATAATATTATTCAAAATTATGGTCAAGGTGCGGTTTTCTTAGCAGATGATGCTAAAAACCGTGGCATGATTGATACTATTAGCGGTGGCATTATTGCCAAATGTCCTGATGAAGAAGAAAGTGCAAGAGGAGGAAATCTTATGAATACTGATGAAATTAAAGCGAAATATCCTGAAGCCTATGAGGCCATTTATAAAATGGGTATTGATAAAGAGCGCGATAGAGTGGTTAGCCACTTAACAATGGCTGAAGCGTCGCTTGATTGGCCTACTGCTGTTAAAGCAATTAAAGATGGTTCGACCATGACTGATACTATATCTGCTCAGTATATGGCTGCTGCACTTAATCGTAAAACACAAGATCAGCGTATCAAAGATGAAGATGCCATACCTGAATTTGAAGCTAAAACCGATGATACTAATAAAGAAGATCAAATATTATCGAAAATTGAGGCTGCTACAAAGAGTTTACCCAAGCAATAATTTGCAATAATTTAATTTTGCTAAATTATTAATCTTGGCATATTATATAAATAGGAGGAGAAATCATGGGGAATTTAACAATTACAAATATAGATACTGGCAATGTTGTATTAAGAAATGCCGAATTTGATGATGATACTTTCACTGCCGCCGGAGCTGCAACTTTATTGGCTGGAACAATTCTTGCGCGTGATAGTTCAACCGGCAAATTAGTCGTTTTTGAAAAAGGTGGTACAACTAATGAAAATGGCATACCTAAAGCTGTAATCACATATGATGTTGTTTCTACCGGTGCTGGTGATTATCCTGTTAGAGTATTAACTGGCGGTGTAGTTAGAAAACAACGTTTGGTTATCGATGTTGATGGTGACGACACAAATGTTGATCAAGTTGTCAAAGATCAATTGCGTGATTATGCCACAATATCTGTTGAGGTTGATGAATTATTAGAATATGATAATCAATAATTATAAATTAGTTTAATTTTTAGGATGTTTTTATAAATGGGGGATAAATTATGAGTAATGAAACAACACTCCGAATGCTGCAAGTATATGAGCAATTGGCTACACCTACCTTATTTTTAAGTAGTTTTTTCCTGACCACGCCGCGAAGTTTTTATAATTCTGAAGAAGTGGAAATTGATATAGTTCGCGGAAATGAGGATGTATCTATTGTGATACAAGATTTAAGTGTTGGTGGCCGCATGAATTCGGCTGATCTTTATACAAATAAACGATTTAAACCACCGATACATGATGAAATAGGCCCAATAAATGTATGGGATTTATTAAAAAGAGTTCCTGGTGCGGATCCATTTGCTGATGTTGATTTTCAGGCAAATGCAACTTTAAAAGCATTAATGTTGATTACTCAATTAGCAGATAAAATCAAAAGATCTATAGAATTACAGGCATCCCAAATATTACAAACCGGAAAATTAGATTTAAAAGATAAAAATGGTGTCACATTATATACTCTTGATTTTAAGCCCAAAACAACCCATTTTTCTACAGTTGGCACTACTTGGGAAAACGCCTCCGCTAATCCTATTCAGGATTTAGAAAATCTAGGGAAAATTATACGCGGTGATTGTTTTCAACGCCCAGACACCTTAATTATGGGTATTGACGCATTTAACGCCTTTGTTGATAATGCTTTTGTTAAAGCCAGATATGATAATCGCCGATATGAATTAGGTACAATTACAGCATTACCGCCTACTAGCGATGCTGGCAATTATCGAGGGCAAGTTACAGTAGGAAATTATACTTATGACATTTGGTGTTATGATGGTCAATATAAAGATCCTCAAACTGGAAGTAAAATACCTTATGTTGACGATAAAAAAGTTATTATGCGCGCATCTCGTGGAAGACTTGATAAAACATTTGGTGGTATACCAAGATTTGGCAATCCTGCTGCAAATGTTTTACCGATCCTACCACCAAGATTACCTAGCCAAAATGGCGGTATGGATATATTTACAAATGCTTGGATCACCGAAAATCAACGCCAGTTTTTCGTATCAGCTTCATCTAGACCGTTGTTGATACCTACTTCAATTGATAGTTTTGGCGCATTAACTGTTTTACCATAATAATTTTATAGAATTAAAGGTGCATTATGACAAATAAAAATTCAAATCATAATCAAGATACTAGCCAATCAGAAGAAGCCGCCAAAAAAGCTGCTGAAGAAGAAGCCGCCAAAAAAGCTGCTGAAGAAGAAGCCGCCAAAAAAGCTGCTGAAGAAGATGCCGCCAAAAAAGCTGCTGAAGAAGATGCAGAAAAAAGAAACGAAGAATCTTTAAGACAAAAACAAAAAGAAGCTAAAGAGGCAGCATTAGAAGCAAAAAAGAATTCATATCGAGTTGCCCCTGGACACTCAATATCGTGCTTGCGTGGTATATTAGATGCTGGTGTTGTAATAACTCCAAAGGATTTAATGGGTGGAAAAGAATCCTTTAATCAATTAATTAAACGCAAAGTAATAATTAAATAAATGAGTTTGCGAGATATTGCAACTGAAGATTTAAATATTTTTTTATCAGAAGATTTTGCATGGCCTATTACAATTACCGACCCTGATGGCACAATTTTAAATACAACCGGTTATACAAACGATATTGCACAAACTATTGATCCTGATACCGGACAAATTGTTAGTGGAAGAGTTGCATCAATTGCTATAAGTATAAGAGAATTAGAAAAAGCTGGTTTAAGTATACCTATAAATATTGTTGATGAAACTACAAAACCTTGGCGCATTGCATTTGAAGACGTAGAATTAAATCAATATACATTTAAAGTAATCTCTTCTAATCCTGATCTAGGATTGGGGCTTGTAACATGCAATTTGGAATTATATGGCAATTAAAAATATAGACCATTTAATAGATAAAGAAGATACTTTTGAAATTGTTCGAGATAGAATTGCTGTCATTTTAAAAGCTGAAACTCAAAGTCAACAAACCAAAGCAATTGCAGAAGCTAAAGATCCTGATTTATGGAAATTTGATGTTTATGTAGGACGGTCAAATCCGTGGGAAAGATGGCTTAATATTGATTTAACCAATCCAAATATCAATAAAACACCAATCGTGAATATTTGGTTTGATAATTCAAATTTTGATCCTGCGGCAAGTACAATTATCAAAGAACAAAAATCAGTTGCGATATATAATATTGATATTTATACACTCGGTATTTCAAAAGATGAAAATAGCGGTCAAATCTTGGGTGATGAAGATAGCCAAAAACAAACCCACCGAATAATCCGATTAATACGTAATATTTTAATGGCGGATGTAAACGCTTATTTGCAATTAAGAAACATTGTTTGGTCTAGATGGCCGGATTCAATAACTTTTTGGCAGCCGCAACTTGATGCGCGAGAAGTGCAAAGAATTACTGGCGCAACCATTAAATTTAGAGTAGAATTTAGAGAATATAGCCCTAATATCACACCTAGACAATTAGAGCAAATTAATGTAACTCTAAAAAGGGCTGAAGATGATGCGATTTTATTGGAAGCTGAATATAAATAATATTAAGGAGGTTCGTTATGGCTATTGATATAAATGCACGCGCTAGCCTTACTGCTGTAGATACGGTTTTTAAGAATACCGGTGTTAGGGGTAATTTTTTACCTCAACGAATCGCAGTAATTGGACAAGGTAATGATGCCGAAGTTTATAGCACCGACAAAAAATTAATTGAATCTGCATTTGAGGTCGGACAATTATATGGTTTTGGTTCACCGCTTCATTTGGTAGTTGATAAATTATTACCCGCGAATGGTGATGGTGTTGGAAGTATCCCTATTACAGTTTATCCTTTGCCAAATGAGATTACCGGTATAGCTGCTCAGGGTAGTATTACTCCATCCGGCGCAGTTAGTGAAGAATCAATTTATAGGATCTTTATAAATAATATACCATCTAAAGAATTTGTTATATTACCAGGAGATGCTATTGCCGATATAATAGATAAAATGGTAATAGCCCTTAATTCAATTATTGAAATGCCAGTAATTGGAACTGATAATACAAGTGATTTAGGGGTTACTGCAAAATGGAAGGGTGAAAGCGGCAATGATTTATATATTGAAGTTGAAGGACCCACGAATGGTTTAACATTTGTAATTGTTCAACCTACCGGTGGCGCGGTAAATCCTGAAATTACAATTGCTACCAATCAATTTGGTAATGTTTGGGAAACATTAATATTAAATTGTTTAAATAAAACTGATCTTGTGGCCTTAAATGCTTACAAATCATTTGGTGAAGGTCGATGGCAATCTACAGTAAGAAAACCTTTTGTTGCATTTTGTGGCGACACGAATGAAACTGTAAGTGCTGCAACGACTATACCAGATGCTAGAAAAGATGACCGAATTAATTCTCAATTAGTTTCGCCGGCAGGAAAAGATTTGCCTTTTTTAGTTGCTGCACGTCAATTAGCCAGAATAGTTGTTGTTGCTGAAAACAACCCGCCAAAAGGGTATAACGGTCAAATTGCAGATACATTAACCCCGCCAGGAGATTCTTATCATTGGGATTGGGATCAAAGAGATGAAGCCTTAAAAAAAGGTAGTTCTACAAGTACCGTTGAAAATGGTGAAGTTGTTTGCGGCGATATTGCAACATTTTATCATCCTGATGGACAACCTATACCAGCATATAGATATGTTGTAAATATTGTTAAATTGCAAAATATTATTTACAACATGGATTTAATTTTTGAATCTGCCGAATGGCGCGATGTACCGTTAGTTGATGATGATGAGCCAACAATAAATCCCGAAGCCAAAACGCCAGCTATTGCCAAGGCCGAGGTGGCTCAATTATTAGATTTTTTAGCCTCTTGGGCAGTAATTACAAATTCAAAAGATGCCAAAAAGAAAACAGTTGTAACGATTAATGATCAAAACCCAGATAGAATAGATATTGTTATAACTGTTGAGTTATCTGGCAATACGCGTATTAAAGCTGCTACATTATATTTTGGCTATTTTGTTGGCAATGGTCGACAACAATAATTATAACTTTTTAAATGGAGGGAATATATTATGCCTACAGGTGGATCAATAGAATCGGTATGGATTAGTGGCCGCAGATATGGCGTTGCTGCTGATGCCGAAAGCAATCGTAAACTAGGTGGTTTTGAAAATGAAGTTGAAGCAAATGGCGATGGTTCAACGAGACTTGTTAAAACCCGCGTTCCTTGGTTATTAGATGGTTTAGCATTGTCAATTGATGATATTTTAGGTGATTTAGAATATTTGCAAGAATTAGCTGATACTAATGAATTTTTTACCGTTGTAATCGTTTATGCTTCAGGATCCAGATATACTGGCCGAGGTCAAATTACTGGA